GTGTATTATGTTACTGCAGAAGCGGCTTCAAATTATGTTTCAAACAATACTAAAACATTAATGACTACAGCTTATTCAGACCCAACTGTAGTTACTAGATTAGCGGATTCGCCTCCAGCCATACCTTATGGATTAGCTGGTATAGTAGGGAGTCCTCCGACATTTACTAAACCGACTGTTACGCCAGATGCAGCAAGACTTAATGCCTTTTTAGATGATGACGACTCTGAATTAGCAGCTGTAGCAGTTCAAAAGTATAGTCAAGAAATTCAGCAATACGCTCAAGATATACAAAATGAGTTAGCAGAATATACGAAAGAAGCTAAAGTATGGGAAACAAATGTCCAACATCAATTTAAAGATGCAGATGGAGATTTACAGGCTTTAATAGGTCAATATCAAAATGAAGTTCAAAGGTATCAAACAAATGTGCAGGCTTATAGTGCAGAAGTTCAAAACCAAGGTAATAAAATACAAAACTTAATTCAAAAATATTCAGGACAAATAACAGCTTTTACTAATATAGCAGGCCTATATCAAAGTAAGTTTACAGCATATATGACTACAAAAATGCCTAAAGCTGCTCCTGAACAGAAAAAAGGAGGTAGAAGTGCTAGTTAAGGAATTAATGGAAAGAACAGGTGTTTCTAGCTTTGGTTTAGCAAGAATGTTAATAGAAGATGCTATGTTGGAAATGAATATAGCTCAAGCTCCTTGGCAAAAAGAAATAAGTATAAGTATACTAAAAGACCAAAGATTTTATTTTTTACCAAAAGAAGCCGTTAAGATTATAGATATACAGGTTAGAAATAATATGAATAGCAAGGGAGAGTATAGATCTGTTCCAAGACTTTTAAATCCTCCTGCTGATAAAGGAAGTTCTACTAGTTCTAGAATATCAGATTTAAATGCTATAAAGAAAACAGTTGTAGAAACATCAGGGAATCATTATCAGGCTAATATTGAAGATATAGGTTCTAAGGCTATGGAGTATGGGTATTATATACAAGGTGATAAACTTGCTATAGTTGAAAAAAGCCTATACAATGATGTTAATGCAGATGTAACTAATGATAGCAATGCTTATCAAAAGTCTGATTATTCATGGAGAACACCGAGTATTAATAATTTATCAGGTATAAAGATTGTTTATGCCTATAATCCTGTATATTCATTTAATAGGATAGGAAGATTTACTAATAGTAATTATCATACCCAGAGACAAGTTCTTCAAGTACTTGATAAGAAAAGTGATTTGTATGCCATAGATAGTGCAGGAGCATTTACGACTAGTACTCAATATGTTATGCTTTTAGCAGAATTTGGTGATGCAAATCCAGATAAAAGTATATTAGACTATACATTAACAGATTTAACAGCAACAGATATGGACAGTTTATTTCCTGTAGGCTCATTAATCTTTGTAGATGATTTAGGCTTTTTTAGTGGTATATGGGAAATAACTCAAGTGGCAGGAGCTAATCATGGTGCTCTAGCTCAAGCTAAATCCTTATTAGGGGTAAGAAGACCTTTAAATTGGGGTGATGGATATGCAGAGATGTATAATGGAGTTAATGGTGTTATTGACTTTACAAATGCTATCCAATGGGGTAGAATATCTAGTGTTGTAACACAGATAAATAGTTTATATACCGATAGAGAAGATTTTTTATTACCTGTAACAGAGTTTCAAGCTAGAGCTATGATATGCTTTATTAAAGCTCAATTAGCATTAGAACAGGGTAATGTAGAGATGAAAATGTATTACGACAAAGAGTTTAAACGTAAACTCGCACAACAAGAAACCGCTTATGTGTCAGGACCTAGAATGATTTCTGCTGGCCCATTTGCACTAAAGTAACAGGAGAATAGCATGGCATTAAACATGGACAAGCATATCTATGATCATAAAGGCATGAGAGAATATGAAGGTGATGAGACTGGTAATATTGTCCTTGGCCAATCTGGCGTAGACGTGCTAACAAATAAAGACGATATGGTTACTGCAGGAGAAGATGGTTCTACATCCGTAATAGGTGGATCAGCATTTGATTGCACAGCAATTAAGCAATGGACTCAGATAACTGTATTAGGAAAACCAGCATCAACGGGATGCGAGGTTTTATTTCAAGTAAAAACAGGGGCTAAGACTTATACTGATATTACAGTATTTATACCTGTAGGAACATCAATATATGGTGCTTTCTTTAAGGTTAAATTAGTTCAAGACCCTGCAACATATAACGAAGCCCTCTATTTAACCAGAGGATAAAAAAGGAGAAAAACGCAATGGGTGGACCAGCGATAAATGATCTTGTCAACCAAGCCTTTGGTAAATCCTCTAGTGATAGTAGTTCAGTAGTTCATGAAACAACTGCTACAGGTAAACCAGGTAAGGCCCCAGGACAAAGTGGCGGTAAGGATAAACCGAAACCGAAACCTGCAATACCAGATTCGACAAGAAAAAAGAAAGATATTAAATATCTATCTAAAAAACATGATGTAGCTAAAAAAGAGAAAATAGCTAAAGATTTGGCTGAAAAAGCTGCTAAAGAAGCTGATGCTAAGAAAAAAGCGGAACAAGAAGCTGCAGCTAAAAAAGCAGCTGAAGAGGCTGCGGCAGCTAAGGCTGCAGAGGAAGCAGCTAAAAAGAAAGCTGAACAAGAAGCCGCTGAGAAAGCTGCTAAAGAGAAAGAAGCTGCTGAGAAAAAGAAAAAAGAAGAAAGTGGTGGCGGAGGTGGCTCTAAAGGAGCTCCTACTTTCGATGACTGGGTTCAAGATAAGAAAGGTGAGTTCAAAGGACCTCATGATGCATTAGAAGCATACCAAAAAGAGTTTGGAAAAGATATTCCAGGCGCTGGTATGGGTGCTGGCGGAAAAGAAGGCAAAGCAGGTTCAGGTTCTGGTGAAGGTGGAAAAGAAGGTAAATCTGGAAGTGGAACTGGAAAAAATGCTGGTGCTACTGAGCATTTCAAACAGCAAGAAGCAAAAGCTGCTGAAGCTGCGAAGAAAGCTGCACAAGCTGCTGCTGCTGAGGCTGCTAAGAAAAAGAATCCTTAGTGATGGTGGATTCGCTTAGAACAGCTAGCCTAGGAGTAACAGGTAGTTCTTTGTATTGGATTGAGTGGGTGCCGCCTTTATTTAGTTCATTGGCGGCATTTGCTACTCTAATTTATATGCTAATCAAAATATGGAGAGAATTGAGATATGGTAACAGTAAAAAGAGCAGTAGTAACCCCAGATAAACATTTCCCGTTAGCTGATACAGCTGCGATAAATGTATTATGCAAGGTTATCAAGTTAGTAAAGCCTACTATATATGTAGACTTAGGAGATGTAGGAGAGTGGGAGGCTTTTTCCTCTCATAAATGGAAAAGAAAAACAGCTCCTCCTTTAGAATATCTGGTTAAAGATTTTGACCAAGATGTTAGAGATGTCAACATAGGTATGGATATTATTGACGAAGCTCTTGACAAAGTTAATTGCAAAGAGAAATATATAACAGAGGGTAATCACGACAATTGGCTGAATATCGTGGTAGAACAACATCCTTATTTACCACAGTATAAATTTAAAAATGCTGTGAATCTCGAAGAAAGGGGTTATCATTATTCCCCTATGGGCGATTATCTTAGGATAGGAAAGTTAAACTTTTACCATGGCCATCACTATGGAGGTCAATATCATGCTGCTAATCACCTTAGAAAATTAGGTGGAAATGTAATGTATGGTCATTGGCACGACATACAGCAACATTCAGCCACACATATAGATGGTCAAAAATCTGCATGGAGTATAGGGTGCTTAAAAGACATGTCTATGGAAAAAAATGCTTGGCTAGGAGGAAGACCTATAAATTGGTCGCATGCATTTGCCATTATAGACTTTTTTGATGATGGTATGTTTACAGTAGATGTAGTACAGATAATAGACGGAAAAGCGATAGTTTGGGGTGAATTAATAAATGGGAATTAGATATGGATTGGTTACAGATATTAGAACAATATGGGGTACCTCTTGTAGTAGCAGTTGCTTTTTGGTTATTTATACAGAAGCAAAATAAGTTTATTCAAGATGAACTTCAAAAAGAATTAAGAGAATCTTTTGAAAGATTAGAGAATATAGTTGTAAATCTAATCAACCAACAAAAGAAAATGCAGATAGAGCAAAAAGGTATTAAAAGAAGTTTTGAAGCACTAGTAGAAATTATAGCGGCTTTATCTGGAAATGGATTAAAACACAAGTTTATGAGAACATTGGAAAAAAAGGACGATAAATGATACAAGCATTAGTATTAAAAGGTATTATTGGAGCCGTTATGAAAGCTATTGAAAAAGCTCCCGACAAAAAGATAGCTAAGAATCACGAGAAAAGAATTAGTAAGTTAGAGAAACAAGCACATGCTCCTAGAGATTTTGTGACTTGTAATTGTTGTAAAAAGAAACTAAAGGAGAAAAAATAACATGAGTTTTTTAAAAGATATGATTAGTCAAAATAAAGAAGAAATCATCAATAAGATATTTGATGAAGATCTTCAAGAAAAGATTGTTACTAAATTAAACGAACATGTTGATATTCCTATTATATCTGAGAAAACAGAAGAAAAGATACTAAATGCTATCTATGATTCTATTGAAGATGTAGTTAAGAATGCAATGCTAGAAAAGTTATAAATTGCCTAAGAAGGATTACATAATAAAAGATTTTTCAGGAGGGATGGTTCTTGACAAACATTCTACTTCGTTAGAAGATAATGAAGCTCCTATGATGGATAATCTTAAATCTGATACTAAAGGTATTTTATCTGCAGGTATTGAGCCATCTCTAGTTAATGGAACAGGTGGCTCTTATTCTAT